CTGCAACACCGGGAACAGGAACACCGGGAACAGGAACACCGGGAACTGCAACACCGGGGACTGCAACACCGGGAACAGGAACACCGGGGACTGCAACACCGGGAACAGGAACACCGGGGAGTGGAACACCGGGGACTGCAACACCGGGAACTGCAACACCGGGAACTGCAACACCGGGGACTGCAACACCGGGAACAGGAACACCGGGAACAGGAACACCGGGAACAGGAACACCGGGAACTGCAACACCGGGAACAGGAACACCGGGAACTGCAACACCGGGAACTGGAACACCGGGAACTGCAACACCGGGAACAGGAACACCGGGAACAGGAACACCGGGAACTGCAACACCGGGGACTGCAACACCGGGAACAGGAACACCGGGGACTGCAACACCGGGAACAGGAACACCGGGGAGTGGAACACCGGGGACTGCAACACCGGGAACTGCAACACCGGGAACTGCAACACCGGGGACTGCAACACCGGGAACAGGAACACCGGGAACAGGAACACCGGGAACAGGAACACCGGGAACTGCAACACCGGGAACAGGAACACCGGGAACTGGAACACCGGGAACTGCAACACCGGGAACTGGAACACCGGGGACTGCAACACCGGGGAGTGGAACAAATCGTCTTTTAATACTGGTTGTTTTAATACAGAAGAACCGAAGATTATGCTGTTCAATAAGCCGTCAGATATGACATATCGTGAATGGATAGATTCAGATGCAAGATATTTACTGAATCGAATACCAAAAGACGTTGTTGAATGGGTGTATGAAGAAGATATGACTGATGAAGAAAAGGTAGCAAATCCAACCTATGAAACAACAGGCGGTTACCTCAAAGTGCTTGATGAATCAGAATGTGGTCAGTTATGGTGGGGCAGCTTATCAGACCTTCAGAAGAATCACATTAAGTCAATACCAAACTTTGATGCTGAAATCTTTGAACAGTGTACAGGTATTAAGGTAGATGAATGATCTTCAATTCATGCCCCATCAGGAAGAAGTGCTGAACCTGACTGATGATAAAAACAGGTGTGCTTATTACTTAGATATGGGACTTGGTAAGACTTTTGTAGGTGCTGAAAAAATGTATTTGCTGAACAATACTGTAAATTTGATTGTATGTCAAAAATCAAAAATTGATGATTGGGTTGATCACATGAAAACGTATTATCCTGAATACAGGGTTATGGACTTGACCAAGAAAAGTGAAGGTGTGAACTTCCGTACACTGGTTGAAACCAAAGACCTGTATGATCAGAACATTCAGATTGTCGGTGTAATCAATTATGATTTGGTATTCAGACGTAAGTATATAGCCCATATAACCGACTTTACATTGTTACTTGATGAATCAAGCCTTATATGCAACGAAAACGCTAAACGGTCAAAATTCATATTGAAGTTACAACCGGAAAGCGTGATCTTGCTGTCAGGTACACCAACCGCAGGAAAGTATGAACGGTTGTGGTCACAGCTTAAGCTGTTAGGTTGGGACATTAACAAGAAAGCCTTTTATGCTTCCTATGTTCAGACGGAATGGATTGAAAACGGTGATGGGTACAAGAAAGAAGTAATCACAGGATATAAGCACGTTGAGCATTTGAAGAAAAGACTTACACAGTTTGGTGCAGTATTCATGAAAACAGAAGATGTGATTGAACTGCCTGAACAGACTGAACAGAAAATTTTCTTGAAGATCACAAATGAATATAAGTTTTTCATCAAACACAATTACTTGGAACTTGATACAAGGAACTTAGTCAGATTCAAAGATGATTCAGATTTTGAAGGTGAAGATGTGACACCAAGGGTTGAGTTGATCGGTGATAATAGCCTAACCAAAACATTATATTGCAGACAGCTGTGCGGTCAATGGCATAAGGAAAAACTGGAAGCATTCAGGGACTTACTGGAATCAACAGAAGATCGGTTGATTGTGTTTTATAACTTCAATGAAGAACTGACAAGACTTAGAAAAATATGCGAATCACTCAACAGGGAAGTCAGTTTTGTAAATGGTTCAGGACGTTCAATGTATGCATATGAATGTGTAGATAACAGTGTCACATTTGTTCAGTACCAAGCAGGGGCAATGGGTGGTAACTATCAGAAAGCAAATAAGATTGTGTACTTTACGTTGCCACTTGGAAAAGGGTCTTGTGATCTTTGGGAACAGTCAAAGAAGCGTATACACAGAATTGGTCAGAACAGACCATGTTACTACTATTACCTACTGGTAAAGGGAAGTTTTGAAGAAAGGAATCTTGCAGCATTGCAGGAAGGAAAGGAATTAACTGATGAATTGTTCACATAATTGTATGATGTGCCGGGTATGGAAGTACATCAAAAAACATTTTAAGAATTTTGTTATTAAGACAATTATCTTTTTTAACGTGTTAAGTCTTATGTACTGGATTGTATACATTGATTACATCATATCATGGCAACCATATGCAATTATGGCATTCAATCTTTTGGTACTGTCACTGATCGGATATGCAAATAAAGACAATGGAGTTGATTTTTTATAGCAGCAGAAAAGAATTTTGAAAACAGGGTTAAAAAATACTTAGATGAATATGGTTGTTGGTGGCTTAAGTACTGGGGTGGTGCAGCTTACACAAAAAGCGGTATTCCTGATTTACTGGTAAGTTCAGACGGTTATTTTCTCGGTGTTGAAGTCAAGGCAGACAACGGTGAACCATCACTGATACAGCTTTATCATTTAAGAAAAATAAGAGAATCCGGTGGATATGGGATTTTACTTTTCCCAAAGGACTTTGAAAAGTTCAAATGGTTCAATAAACACAAATCAAAATCTAACGCTTGGTATCTTTCCAATATTGAAGAACAGAAGCGGTGGAAAATAAAGTTAGAAGAAAAGGAGATTTAACAATGACAAGAGAAGAACAGATTGAGTATTTCAAAGGTTGCCTGATGGCAACAGGTCGTGAGGGTATAGAAACTTTACTTGACTTCATAGAAGAACTTGGTTTTTATGATGCCCCTGCATCCGGTGGAAATCACTGTTGTAAAGATGGTGGACTGTTAGAGCATACAGTGAACGTCATGCAGTACGCTGAAAAGATCGGTCTTATACTGCTTGGAAGTGAAGCATATAACAAGATTCACAGCAGCGTGATCATTGCATCAGCATTACACGACCTTGGTAAGTGTGGACGTTATGGAAGTCCTTATTATGTTGAAAATATGGTGCAGGATGGTAGACCAACAAAGAAAAATCCTGAACAGAAGTATAAGAGATCAGAAAGTAAACCGTACAAGATCAGTTCTGATTTGTGCCATATTGACCACCCTTTAAGATCGGTTGAACTGGCAGCACGTTACATTGATCTGACAGAGGAAGAAGAACACGCTATTTTCTATCATGATGGTGCTTATGGTAGTCTTGCATATGATCTGAAAGGTCATGAAGAACCCTTACAGGTGATCGTTCACTTTGCAGATTTTTGGTCAGCACAGTTTCTTGAAGTCGGAAAACTTGACAGATTCAATGATCAGGTGAAGCCGGAGAAACAACCGATGAAGTAAAAGAGGAAGGTGAAAATAATGAAGAATAAAAACAGTTATGAGGAAGTTCTTGAAGCAGAAGTTGCAAAGCTGAAAGAAGAAAATAGACATTTGACAGACGAGCGTGATGAACTGAAATATATGCTGAATGATATGCATAGTGTTGTTGATGCTGCAAATGATGACTTTTTCAGTGAAATGTCAAGATTGTGTGGTTGTATTGAAATCGAAGGTACAAGAATCACAGCAGCATATCAGGATTTAGTAGGAATCCTGTTGGCAAACGGTTATACAGTAGAGGTTACACCACTGCATAATAATACAAGATTACAGGTTGTTATCAAAGAAAGTGAGGATGAAATCAATGAGTAGTGCAAAGAAACACAAACAGAGAAGTCACAGAAGTTACAGAAACAGTGTTGCAACCGCTGAACATTTTCAGAACAGACAGATTTTGAAAATGTCACAGCAGAAAGTAATGAAAGAGAAAAGCAATCTTTTCACTAAGTTAATGGGCTTATTCAAGAAAGGGGAAAAATAATCATGGCACAGAAAGTTTTAATTATGGGTGAATCCGGTACTGGTAAGAGTACAAGCCTTAGAAATTGTGACCCGGCAACAACAGCGGTCATCAATCCGGTAGGTAAACCGTTACCGTTCAAGAACCACTTTGAAATGCTGAACAATGAAACCGATGCAAGAAAAATTGTGAAGTACATGAAAGAACAGTGTGCAGCAGGTAAGAAGCTGTTGGTGGTTGATGACTTCCAGTACATTCTTGCAGTGCCGTACATGAACCGTATCAAAGAAACCGGATGGGACAAGTACAATGATTTTGGTGCAAACTATTTTGAGATCATCGACTGTTGCAAAGACCTTCCTGATGATGTTGTAGTCGTTTATATGACCCATTTAGAAACTTTGGATAACGGTCTTACAACTGTTAAGCTGATTGGTAAACTGTTGCGTGAGAAGATCACGATTGAAGGACTGTTTACCGTTGTACTTAGAACCGGAGTGAATGAAGCCAAGTATTACTTTTACACACAGAACAGCGGAAAAGATACAGTAAAATCACCGCTTGGAATGTTCACCGCATACGCTATTGACAATGATCTGAACTATGTTGTTGACAAGATCAGAAATTATTATGAACTTGGTGATTACAAGTCAGATGATGAAATGAATGCTGCTGATCAGGCGGTTGCATCTAATCTTGAAAAACCTGACAGCAAAGGCAGAAGAACAAGAGGTAAAAAAGCTGAATCTGCAACACCAACAGATGCACCGGAAGAAAAGACTGGAAGAACACGTAAGAGTAGGGCAGAAGTTCAGGCAGAAAATGAACAGAAGATTGCTGATCACATGAATGAAGTTGACAAGGCTATTGATCAGGCTTTTCCGGGACAGGAAGAAGTACCATTTGATGAAGCAATGGATGTTGCCGATAAAGTACCGAAACCGGATTTACAGAAACCACCAAGAAGAACACGTAAGGAAAGAAATGCTGAAAAGTCTGAACCTGTTCAGGACGGTACAACGAACACTGATTCTGAATCTGTCACACTGAAAGCAGATGCATATTTCTATGTTCCGGCTGATGATAACTATGTGATGAAGCATAAGGGTGATACGGTTGACCTGATCGTTGATGGTGTTGAGGTTATGAAGGTAATCACAAGAGAAGAATTTAATACAGGAATCAAAAGACTTGCACAGGAAAACAACCCTGTACCTGCTGACGCACAGACCCCGGCTGAACCTTTAGACGGTGCTATGAACCCACCTGAACAGCACGTTAGAGGTCAAAGACGAAGAAGAACAAGATCATGATTGCATTAAATATTTTTCTTGCAGTCATGGCAGCATTCTTTGGATTCGGTTCAGTGGGTGACAGGATTCAGAAAAATAGGGATAATTATACAAGGGTTTGTATTGCTTGTATCATAGCAATTATAATCATAAATTTATTTTAAGAAAGGTTAAATGGTGAAAAATTATGGCAGTAGATTTTAGTGCATTCGATGAACAGGTTGATCTTAACACATTACAGAAAGAGGTTCAGGAAGCAGACGATTCACAGTTTGAAGATGTACCGGATGGGGATTATGATGTAAGTTTTGATAAAATGGAGATCAAGCCAACAAAGAAAGGTGACAAGCTGATGTTTTCCGTACAGTGTAGCATCTTGGAAGGTAATCAGAAAGGTAGAAAGATTTTCTTCAACCGTACTATTTCCGGCAACACTTCACAGAAGTGGACTAATGGCATGGCAATCAAATCTGTTTGTACATGGCTTGATAAACTGGAAACAGATACAGTACCGGAATTTATCAACTACAGTGATTTTGCTGATTGCGTACTTGATATTTTTCAGGAAGTACAGGGTAAAGTTGGTGCAGCAGTTACCTATAAGGCTGATAACTTCAATCCAATTACTATCAATGAAGCATTCGATATGTAAAAATTTTTAACTTGCTTGTATCTTAATAAGATACTAATATAAAAACAGCGGTGTGTAAAACGCACACCGCTTTTCAAAAAGTGGGTGATTTAGTAAATGATATTCTACGATTTTGAGGTTTTTGAAAAGGATTGGCTTGCTGTATTCATTGATGTGACGAATAAAAAAGAACACGTGATAATCAATAGCCCTGATAAACTAAAAGCCTTATATGAAGCAAATAGAAAAGATATATGGGTAGGATTTAATAACCGTCACTATGATCAGTACATCATGAAAGGTATTCTGCTTGGTATGAATCCTAAAAAAATCAATGATTGGATTATCGTTGATAATAAAGAAGGTTGGCAATATTCAAGAGCATTCAATAAATTACCCATGATCAACTATGATGTAATGCCAAGCAATGATGAAACCATGAAAACAGTCGGACTGAAAACAATGGAAGGTTTTCTTGGTTCAAATATTAAGGAAACAGATGTTGATTTCCGCATAAAAAGGAAACTGACACAGGAAGAAATAGAACAGACGGTTAAATACTGTAGGCATGACGTAGAACAGACTATCAAGGTATTTCTTGAAAAGGTAAGTGAGTTCAATGCAGTTCATGGAATTATACAGGCATTTCCAAAAGAAACGTCACTGTATGACATTGGTGACAGTGAAGCCCGGATAACAGCAAAGGTTCTTGGGTGTTCAAAAACTCATTTTGGTGATGAATTTGATTTCTTTTTTCTTCCATGCCTGAAACTGAAAAAATACAAATACGTTCAGGAATGGTTTGCAGAGAAAAGAAAAGAAGCCCTTGAAATGGGATTACAATATTTTGACAAAAAAGATAAAAAGACTTGGTACAAGTCACAGAACTTTGAAACGATTGTTGCAGGAATACCGCACACATTTGGTTTTGGCGGTTTGCATGGTGCATCTGATAAGCCGATACATCGGAAAGGTCAGATTCTTCATGTAGACGTAAATAATTACTATCCGTCAATGCTGATTGCATGGGGACTTGTAACAAGGGCAGCAACTAATGACAATTACCCATTGGTGTATAACACACGAAAAGCCATGAAGGAAAAGCAAATTGCTGCAAAAAATGCCGGAAACAAGAAAGAAGTCAAGCGCTGGAAGAAAGCACAGTTGCCATATAAGAAGATGCTGAATGCCTTGTCAGGTGCAATGAAGGATGAAACCAACGCAGCGTATGACCCAAGGAACAACAACTGTATGTGTATCAATGGTCAGTTGATGTTGCTTGACCTGATTGAACACCTTGAAGTTGTACCGGGATTTGAACTGATTCAGTCCAACACGGACGGTCTGATCATTTGGATTCCTGACACTGATGAAGCCTTTGAAATGGTTGATGATATTTGTTGGGAGTGGGAACAACGTTGTTCTACTGAACAATGTTCAATCTTGCTTGAACTTGACAATATATCAGAAATCTATCAGAAGGACGTAAACAATTATCTTTGGATTGGTACTGATGGTGGTGTTGAAAGAATTGGTGCATATGTCAAAGAACTTTCAGCTATTGACTATGATTTACCGATACTGAACAAAGCACTGGTTGACTACATGGTGAAAAAGATACCTATTGAACAGACTATCAATCAGTGTAATGACCTGATCATGTTCCAAAAAATAGTGAAGCTGTCAAACAACTATAACTTAGTAGAGCATGAACAGGGTACTGGTCATATTACTAAGGTAACAAAACACCGGGACGGTACACGAACAGAACTGTGGTCATATCCTACCACACAAAAATATACTTATAAATCTTATCGTGTGTTTGCTTCCAATCGTGTTACAGACGGTAGGTTGTTAAGACGTAAGGTTGTAAAACCAAAGGGTGAAAAATTTGGAAACACACCTGATCACAGTTTCATTTATAACGATTCTGTAATTGGGGTTAAAGTACCACCTGAATTAGATAGACAGTGGTACATAGATTTAGCAAGAAAAAGACTGAAACAATTTGGTATTGTAGCATAATACCGGAAAGGTGGGAACATGACAGACATTACAATTAAATATGATCATGGTCAGATGCTTATTCACTTAGATAGGTTTTTATCTGATGGAAAAATTACAAAGGTTAGAAAACTGTTGAAGCTGATCAGACAGAGTTACACACCGGAGTGTGAAGAACAGATAAAAGAATACATACAGCAGTGTGGTGTAACGGATAAAGACAAATTCCATAACAGTCAGGTAGCACTTGCAGGTAAGATTACAAACATTGAAAGTAATATTTACATTTTAGAAAATCGCTTAAAAGCTGCAACGTTTAACCGTAATATGCTTAAGAAATCCACCCCTATTCATAAAAATGAAGAATGGGAAAAGTGGAATGAACAGGTTAAGGACTGTCGAAAATCATTGAGAGAATCAAAGATACTTCTTACAGTAGTGAATCAAGAATATAAGCAGAATATTAAGAACAGGGTATTTTACCAAAAGGTGATGCAAGAATTTAGTTAAAGGATGGTGAAACATGATGTTGTACAAAGGGTACATAAAGACAAAAGGCAAGAAAGCAATCGAAGCATTCAAAGACCGAACAAAATACCGCACTTATGACGAAGTGAAGAATCTTGAAGGGTTCGGTGGTGTTCTTGCTGATGATACCATCCTGATAGATATTGACGATGCTGAACAGTCTGAAATTTTAATGAACATTGTGGAAGAATATCAGCTTGATTGCCGGGTGTATTGTACAAGCCGGGGCAGACATTTTTTATTTAAGAATCACAGTATTACAAGGAACAGGACACACGTACCCCTTGCGGTTGGTCTGACAGCAGATATAAAACTCGGTACACGTTCATCATACGAAGTAATCAAAATTGACGGTGAAGAACGTTTTATTGAGTGGGATATTGAAGAAGGTGGAACATATCAGGAAGTTCCAAAGTGGTTGTTTCCAGTTCGCACAGCGGTAGACTTTCTTGATATGGATGCAGGTGACGGACGCAATCAGGCACTATTCAATTATATCCTGACACTTACATCAAATGATTTTAGTGTTGATGATACAAGAGAATGTATCAGGATTCTGAACAGATTTGTTCTGAAAGAACCGTTATCTGATGATGAACTGGAAGTGATTCTTAGGGATGAAGCATTTCAAAAACCTGTATTCTTTTGTGATAAGACATTCCTGTTTGACCGTTTTGCAACATGGCTTAAGAACAATGAAAATGTAGTCAGTATAAGTAATCAGTTACATATCTATCAAGATGGGATTTATCAGGTTGGGTACAAGGCCATCGAAACAGCTATGATCAATCAAATACCTAACCTGAAAAAGACACAGCGAAGAGAAGTATTAGAGTATATGGAACTTATAGCTGATGAAAAAGCACAGGCAGATGCACGTTATATAGCATTCAGGAACGGTGTGTTGGATATTGTGACCGGACAGATGCAACCATTCAGCCCTGATTTGGTTATTACCAATCAAATACCTTGGGACTATAACCCGGAAGCCTACAGTGAACTTGCTGATGATACACTGAACAAATTAGCTTGCGGTGATCAACCGATCAGGGCATTACTGGAAGAATGTATTGGCTATTGCTTTTATCGCAGGAATGAACTTGGTAAGGCATTCATCCTGACAGGTGACAAGTCCAATGGTAAGAGTACATTCCTTGATTGTGTCAAAGCAATTCTTGGTGATGGGAATATATCAGCACTTGACCTTAAGGAATTAGGGGACAGGTTCAGCACATCAATGATGTTCGGAAAACTGGCAAATATCGGTGATGACATTGGTGATGACTTCCTGCAAGGTTCACAAGTAGCAACATTCAAGAAAGTAGTTACAGGTAACAGAATCAAAGCAGAAAGAAAAGGGCAAGACCCTTTTGAGTTTAACCCTTATGTGAAGCTGCTGTTTTCAGCAAATGACATACCAAGAATGAAAGATAAGACCGGGGCAGTTCTTAGACGTTTGGTAATCATTCCATTCAATGCAAGATTTACAAAGTATTTACCAAGTGGTGAGATTGACCCGGATTACAACCCTTATATCAAGTATCAGTTGGTTGAACAAAGTTCAGTCGAATACCTGATCAGAATTGGTGTGGAAGGACTGAAAAGAATTATTGAAAACAATGAGTTCACCAAGTCTGAAAAAGTAACTGAACAGATTGATGAATATGAAAATGAAAATAATCCAATCAAGGCATTTATTGATGAGTACGGTGTTGAAATGATTGAGAACGAACCGACATGTGACGTATACAGCAGGTATCAGGTGTTTTGTGCAGACGGTGGAATGCAGCCGATGTCAAAAGGTGTGTTCAGTAAGCAGATCAATAAACGATTGGGATTTGAAACGTCAGTAACAAGAGTAGGTGACAAATTGATAAGGATATTCAGAAAGGTGTGATGGTATGGAAAAGTTAGTATTAACAGGTACGGTTTGTTTTTGCGTTGGTCTTACGGTTGGGTTAATCCTTGGTGCCGTAGTAATGGCATTAGCTGTTGCAGCAAAAAAGTACAAACCAAAGACAGAAGAAATTGATGATTGTTGGGGGTGTTTCGGTGCTGCAAACGGTGATTGTGATCGTTGCCCGGTAAAGGACGGTGATGATGAATGAGTGCATTATGGTTTGGGTTCATACTTTATTGTGGTTTTCATGGTGCTGAAATAACAGATTTGAATATGCTTATGATAGCAGTATTTTATATCGGTGACTGCATACTGATGAAAACAGTCAGAAAGGAAAATGATAATGAAAAATGATTTAAAAGTTGGGGATTTTATTCAGTGCTATAGTATGAAAGACTTGGTTGACTGTCACACTGAACTGACAAAACTTGGGTATAAACTTAGTCTTTGCTATGAAAAAGACGGTAAAAAGGGTTACTTCTTGCATGTATTTGATGTACCAAAACAAGGTTCACTACCTTTGAACTTTGTTGAACACATAATGAACAGATTTATGGAAAGGATATAAAACGCTTATGACATATAGAAATAATGAAGGGTATGTTGACCCAACAGCAGGTGCAGCAATGGCAACGGTCAAGCGTGAAGAAAATGCAGAACTGAATGACCGTAACCATAGGCTGATTCAAGTGATCAGGAACATTGTTGACATTGCCGGGTTTGAAATTGTTGGAAGGGTGACATTGAAACATAAAAAATCAGGTAAGGTGTTTTATTAGTTCGATACACCAATCAGTGCTGTGGTGGTAGTGGTTACAGTAAAGTTACAGTTGGTTACAGTAAAAGTTACACTTGAAAGCCTTTATTTATAAGGGTGTTACAGTTGTTACAGTTAAAAACAAATTCTTTAATAATTGTAATTTTTTAATAGTAATAAGACTTAGTAAAAATAAGAATATATAAGAATAGGATTTTAACTGTAACCGTAACAAGTGTAACCTCCTTGATTTATAAGGGTTTGAAGCACTTTTTAGGCTATTTTTAACTGTAACCGAAGTGTAACCAACCATAGAAAGTGAGGTAAAAATGAGTGATCAGAAGAAATTAAGTGCAAGGGAATATCTGAAACAGCTTGAAGTGTTAGATATGCAGGTAAATGATGATATTGCCACGCTGTCAGATATGAAGATGAATGTATGCAGTGCAGGCGGTATTGATTACAGCCGGGACAAAGTGCAGACTTCACCTGTAGGTGATAAGTTATGTAAGGATGTAGTAAGGTATACCATGTTTGACCAACACATCAATGAAGAAATAGATCAGTTTGTTGATGCAAAGAAGCAGATTATTAAGGAAATTAGGGGATTGCGTGACAAGAATATGATTCAGATTCTTACAAAAGTGTATGTGCAGTTTAAAACAGTCAAGGTTGCTTCACAGGAAATGAAAAAATCTTATTCATATACCGTAGAACTGCATAATAAGGCACTTTCAGCGTTTGAAGATACCTATAAAAACCTTACATATCTGACATAAAACCAATCATTTCATATTTGACAAATACAAGCAGACCTTTTATAGTGTATGCTGTATAAAAATTTTTGCAGGTAATTTATTACCTGCAATTTTTTATGCAAAATTATATTGCTTATTGTCTTATGTGCTGCAAGGGTGCTAAAACCTCCTACCTTGCAGCACTTTTTGTTATAAAAATAATAGAAAGGCGGTGTTGTTATGGCAAAAAAAGGCAAATTAACTGAAAAGCAGCAACGTTTTGTTGATGAATACCTGATTGACCTGAATGCAACACAGGCAGCTATTAGGGCAGGTTATTCGGTAAAAACAGCGGATGCAATCGGATGTGAAAACTTGACAAAACTTAATATTCAACAGGCTATTGCTGAACACATGGCAGAACGGTCACGAAGAACCGGAGTGAATCAGGATAGGGTTGTTTTAGAACTTGCCAAGATTGCATTTGTCAGAATGACAGACGTTGTTGACAGTAACGGAAGAATCAAACAGGATGCATCTGCTGATGATCTGTCTTGTATTGAATCAATCAAATATAAGGAATCTGATAATGAGTTTGGTGGAAGTGTTGAGAGAGAAGTCAAGATTGCTTCCAAGATGAAAGCTCTTGAACTGCTTGGTAAACATTTAGGTATGTGGAATGATAAGTTAGATGTGAATGTGACAGCCCCTATTGTTATTTCAGGAGCAGATGCACTTGAGGACTAAATACAGGCAGCCATCAAGTCAATATGTATTTGGTTATCAGAAGTTCATTCTGATGCCGGAAGATTACAAGCCTACAAAGTCCGGTAAGGTCAATGTGAAATTACCGGAAGTAGTCGGTAAGGGTTACGGTACATTTTGGCGGTGGAAAGGTAGATACCGGGCAGTCAAAGGTTCACGTGCATCTAAGAAGTCAAAGACTACAGCATTATGGTACATCACCAATATGATGAAATACCCTGATGCGAATACCTTAGTTGTCAGAAAAACTTACAGAACATTAAAGGATTCCTGTTTTACTGAACTGAAATGGGCTATACATCGACTTGGTGTTGATGTTTTTTGGGATATAAAAGAATCACCACTTGAAATGACGTATAAGCCAACAGGTCAAAAGATTTATTTCAGAGGACTGGATGACCCACTGAAAGTAACATCAATCACTGTTGATCAGGGTATATTGTGTTGGATGTGGATTGAAGAAGCATATGAAATTAGTTCAGAGGATGATTTCAATATGCTTGATGAATCTATTCGTGGTGCAATCCCGGAAGGTTCAGACCTGTTCAAGCAGATCACCGTTACTTTCAACCCTTGGAATGAACACCATTGGTTGAAGAAACGGTTTTTTGATAACACTGACGATGAAACACTTGCAATGACCACCAATTACAAGTGCAATGAATGGTTGGATAAGGCAGACTTGAAAGTCTTTGAAACCATGCGGAAGCAGAACCCACGCAGATATGCAGTTGCCGGACTTGGTAACTGGGGTATTGTTGACGGTCTTGTTTATGAGAATTGGAGAGAAGAAGCCTTTACACTGGAACAGATCAGACAGCAATACAAGATTGATTCAGCGTTTGGTTTGGACTTTGGTTATACAAATGACCCATCTGCATTGTTTTGTGGATTTATTGACACGAAGAACAAAAAGATATTCGTGTGGGATGAAATGTATGCAGCAGGTCTTTCCAACGAGCGAATATATCAGAATATCACTGATATGGGTTATGCAAAGGAAAGAATCACAGCAGATTCAGCAGAACCAAAGTCTATTGATCAGTTAAAGGGTTATGGTCTTAGAGTCAAAGGTGCTGAAAAAGGTAAGGACAGTATCAACAGCGGTATTCAGTTTATTCAGGACTTTGAAATCATCATACACCCAAGATGTGTGAATTTCTTGACGGAGATCAGCAACTATACTTGGGATAAGGACAAGTTCGGTAATAAACTGAACCGCCCTATTGATGACTTCAATCACCTTATGGATGCAATGCGATATGCATTAGAAAAATATATCAAGAAAGGCAGCGGTTGGTTATACAAATAGCTGTATGGTTAAAATCATGAAAATAAAGATTCACAATGATGTATGGAAGGTCAAACTGGTGGATGCAAATGCAAAAAAAATGAACCCTGACCCAAACAGCTATAATTTTGGGCTGACCGAATATAAGGAACTTCTGATCAGTATTATGGACGGACGTTCTGAATCAGTGACACGTTCAACACTGATTCATGAATTGGTTCATGCTTTTCTATTTTCATACGGTCATACGGTTGAGGGTGAAGAAGCAATGTGTGATTTTTTCGGTGTTCATGGAGATGAAATCATTGAGTTTACAAATCAGATTATGGAAAGGTGGGGTGACAGGTGCTTACGGCCAAAGAAATAAAGATGTTCATTGATGAAGATGCTGCATCAGTGAAAAAGCATTTTGCAAGAATAGGTGAACGCTATTTTGACGGTGATCACGACATTAAAAATTACAGAATGTTTTACTTCAATTCTGATGGTCAGCTTGTGGAAGATACAAGCAGGGCAAATGTGAGAATACCACACCCATTTTTCAAGGAATTGACAGAACAGGGTACACAGTACACTCTTTCAGGTTCAGATGGTTTTGTATTCAGTGATGTGCCTGAACTACAGAGTGAACTTGATGCAAGATTCAATAATAACGATGATTTTATTGATGAACTGTCAGAAACACTTACAGACTGTCAGACAAAAGGTTTTGCTTATATGTACGCTATGAAAGACAGCACTGACAAGCTGAAATTCACGTGTGCTGACAGTATTGGTGTTGTAGAAGTAGAAGCACGATTTGCAGAGGACGGAAAAGACCATGTAATTTATTGGTACGTTGACCGGGTTGACAAGGAAGGTCACAGAATCAAGAAAATCATGGATTGGGATGATGAACAGGTTGTTTATTATGTTCAGACAGATGAAGGGGAAATACAGCTTGACGATAAAGCCAAGGTGAATCCAAGACCACATATACTGTATCAGGTTGATGGTGATGATAATACTTATATTGATTCACTTGGTTTCTTGCCATTCTTCCGGTTGGATAATAACAAGAAACAGATCAGCAATCTGAAAGCAGTAAAAGACCTGATTGATGATTATGACCTTATGGCATCCAGTCTTTCCAACAACCTGATTGACTTTGATCATCCATTATATGCTGTCAAAGGGTTTGAAGGTGATAACCTTGATGAATTGCAGCAGAATCTTAAGACAAAAAAGATTGTCGGTGTCGGTTCAGATGGTGGTATTGAAGTACATACAGTAGATGTACCATATGAAGCCCGGAAGGTTAAGTTGGAACTGGATGAAAAGAACATATACCGTTTTGGTATGGGGTTGAACTTATCAGGTCTGAAAGATACATCAGCAACAACCAATATTGCAATCAAGGCAGCCTATTCACTACTTGATCTTAGATGTAAACACCTTGAAAGGAATATCAAGCGGTTCTTGCGTAAGATCGTAGCAGTCTGCATTGATGAAATCAATCAGCAGAACGGTACAGATTATCAGATCACAGATATTTATTTTGAGTTCACCCATGAAGTAATGAGTAATGAACAGGAAAATGAACAGAATGAACTTACAGAAGCACAGAAACAACAGGTGCAAATCAACACCCTGTTATCACTGGCACAGATTTTTGGTGATGATCTGACGATTCAATATATTTGTGATGTACTTGATATTGACTATGAGGATATAAAGGACAAGTTGCCGGATAATGAAGCTGCTAAGGTGCAGCAGGTGCAAGATGATCTTGATTCTATTATACCGGATGATGAAGGTGGTGGAATAGGTGAACAAAGCACAGAAGGAAGTGCAGCAAGCACAGCTTAACGATGAAAAGAAAGTAATCAAGCTGTTAGAACTGGTATATGAACAGGCGAAAAAGGATTGTGAACAGAAAATCAGGGAACTGTCTGCAAGGACAGACCTTGAAAATCTGCAAAGTATAGTATACCAAAAGGAATATCAGCAAATGATGGTTGATCAGCTTGAAGCAATGCTTTATGACCTACATGAAGGTCAATTTACAACCATTGCTGATTACTTGGAACAGTCATATATCAACGGTTACGTTGGTATGTTCTATGATTTGCAAAGTACAGGTATACCGCTTGTAATACCAATTCAGCAAGATCAGGTTGTCAAAGCATTGAAAACCAACAGTAAACTGTCGAGCGGTCTGTATAAGCGTTTGGGTGAAGATGTTGATTATTTGAAACGCTCAATTCGTGCTGAACTTTCAAGGGGGATCAGTAGCGGTTCATCTTGGAATGAAATGGCGGTAAGGATTGCTAAGGGTATGAACAGCCCATTTAATAAAGCAATTAATAATGCAATACGGATTGCCCGGACGGAAGGACATAGAATACAGAATGAAGCAGCTCTTTACGGTCAGCATGTAGCAAAGAAAAAGGGTGCTGATATAGTCAAACAGTGGGATGCTACACTTGACAGTAGGACAAGACCGGAACACAGAGAAGCAGATGGACAGATCAGGGAAATTGATGAACCGTTTGATGTTGGCGGTGAGAAAATGCAAGCACCGGGTGTTGGTGGTTCTGCAAAGAACGTTTGTAACTGTCGGTGCTGTCTGCTGCAACGTGCAAAATGGGCTTTAGACGATGATGAACTAAAGACCTTACAGGAATGTGCAGCATTTTTTGGACTGGATAAAACAAAAGATTTTGAGGACTTCAAACAGAAGTATTTGAAACTTCCTGACAATGCTGATACAATGAAGGTGGAAACACTATCTAAACCGAAAGGTTCAGATGATTCAACATATGATGCATTTTTCAAAACATTGAATGACAGATTGAAAGTACCATACAATGCTGTTGAAAATCAAAAAATAAAAATGACATCTGATGAAATCATAAAGACTTTATCAGGTGGTGACCTTACTGGCGGTTCATGTGCATCTTTAGGACTTGCGTATATAGGACAGAAACAGGGGTGGAACGTTTTAGATTTTCGTGGTGGGGAAAGTCAGAGCTTCTTTTCAAACACCTATAACCTGAAATCATTATTTGAAACTAAGGGTATTAAAAAAATAACTGCCAAAGGTGCGTGTACCGCAACTGTGGGGAAGAATCTGTTGAAGCAATGTGAAGTCGGAAAAGAATATTATCTTTATGTTGGAAAGCATGCAGCAATAGTTAGGAAAACAACTGATGAAGTGTTGCAATATTTAGAACTTCAATCACCTACACAGAGTGGGTGGCATGATTTTAACGGTAATGTTCGTCATACATTGGTAAACCGTTTTGGTTGTTCAAGTAAATCAAACAAGTGGTCACAAGAGATTCATGGAATGATAGATATTGCTGATTCAGATTTCAATACTGATGACTTCAAACGGTTGTTAGGGTATATAAATACTGCTGATTCAGAGCAGAAGAAAGGACAATATGGCACAACCAAGTAAATTTTTTAAAAATAACCCTGATGATAAAATATGGTGGGTGGAAGATCATGAAAAAGTTGGTGAGTGGTTATTTAGTTTTGACAAAAAACATATTTTCAATATGTTCAGAGATTACCCACATGAACTGACTGACGAACAGAAAAAAATATTCGATGAAGAAAATCCATACTGGGCTGATTTCTTCAAAGATAGATATTAAAAAGCAAAGGTACAGAATTGTATACCTTTGCTTTTTAATTACCTATATGACCGTTATATAAGGGTAGAAAGGGGGATAAAAGGAACATGAAAGCGTTGCACATTCACTTGGTATCATAGAAAGGTTCGGTGATCCTGATTATCTCCCAACTATGGGTTAAATAGTATTTTTAAGACATCCGCAAGGGTGTCTTTTTGTCGTACAAAGAAAGGATGTATTTATTATGAAGAAATTAGTAAGTGCTTTAATTGTAACCATGATGATTGCAGGTTCTACTATCCCAGCATATGCCTGTACACCACCGTTAAATCCGCCGTCTGTTAAAATCCCAGATATTAATTTTCAACCGGGTGGTGCTTTAGAAGATGCTATTAACAATGCTGTAAAAAACTGGCTTGAGAAATGCATTCTCGGTACTCCGACAGTGGAGTATGCATCTTACTACAAGAGTGCATCAAGGTATTTTCATTACGCCTACGTAGCAGTCAAGTGGTCAGAGGTCGAAAACGCAACAACCTATAAGGTGCGTATCACAAAAGCCGATGGATCTTACAAAGAATTTGATACAACACACACATCATTTTACTCTACCAATTACAATGATGATTTTATCGCTGACGGAATGGACGGAGCAACAGTGGAAGTCAGAGCCTATGGAGATAACGATACATTTGGGTATTGGTCAGATGATACTACTATTAATAGATTTTAGTTTTGAAAAAAATATGTCCGAAAAAGGCTTATGACGTTTAAACTGCTGCTGAAATGACCCCTGCAACATGGGATATAAACTGTTGACCGTTCCCGGTGACACCGGATATAAAAACGTGACGGAGAAAGGAAGAAGAACATGGAATTTTTAAAAGCATTTTTTGGTGATAAGGCTATCACCTATGATGAACTGGTACAGGCAATCAATGCCTATAACGGTGATGAAAAGAACAAAGAGAAGCTGATCAAGATGGTCAACCTTACTGATGGTGGTTATGTGTCTAAGGACAAATACACCAACCTTGAAACTGACCTTTCCGGTAAGACTACAGAACTGACCAAGGCAAACAACCTGATTGAAGAACTGAAAAAGTCAGCCGGGAAAGACGGAGAAACACAGCAGAAAATCACTGCATATGAAACAGAGATTACAAACCTTAAGAAAGAGAATGCAGAACTGAAAACAGAAAATGCATTGAAATTTGCGTTGGTTGCAGCAGGTGCGGTTGATGTTGATTATCTTGTATTCAAGGCAAAGGAAAAAGGTGAAATCAAACTTGGTGATGATGGAAAAATCAAGGGTGAAGATGATCTGATTTCAGGTCTTAAAACACAGCATCCTACCATGTTTGAAGCATCCAATGGTAATCAGCAGCAGAGTGGTAGCAGAAAGATTCTTGAAAACAACCTGCCGGGTGGAGATAAAGACAAGACAGTTACCAAAGAACAGTTCTTTAAGATGGGTTACAACGAAAGAATGAAACTTAAACAGGAAAACCCGGAATTATTCAAACAGTTAAATGTACATTAAGAAAGGTTAAAAAGGTGAATTAAATGCCAAGAACGGGTAATTTTGGTGGATTTGAATTTGACGAGGAAGTATTCGCAGGAATGATGCAGGAAGCAGATTATTGGACTACACCAATCCTTGCATCCGGTATTGTTCAGCAGGATAGTTCTATTATGGACTTAATCGGTGAGCATGGAAACGTGGCAACAATCCCAATCTATAAGCCGATTGACGCAAATGAAAGCGGTATGGAAGCACTGAACAACGATGGTGAAACAAACAACACACCTGTTGAAATCAGCGGTGACAAACAGACTTGTATGCTTATTCAGAGAATGAAAGCATTCAAGGCTAAAGACTTCACAAAGGAATTAACTGGTGCTGACCCTATGACACTGATCAGAAATAAGATTGCAGGCTATTATGGTCAGGTTTGGGAAAAAGAACTGATGAACATTGCACAGGCAGTATTGGCAGTTGCAGCACTTAGTGATCATGTACTTGATCTTACTAAAGGTACTAAGACAAACATTGAAGCAGGTACAATTTATGACGCAGAACAGGCAGCACTTGGTGATATGGCAGGTGGTCTTGGTCTGATGGTTATGCATTCCATGATCTTCAAAGAGTACAAGAAGATGGAAATGGTTGATTATGACAAGTATGTTGTCAACGGTGTGATTCAGAAAGAAATTACACTGCCAACTATCGCAGGTAAACACGTACTTGTAACTGATAGATTTACAGCTACAGGAGTAGGTGCAGATGCGGTTTACAGCACATATCTGTTTGGCGAAGGTGCATTTTTATCTTGTGATAAGAACAATTATGAAAATCAGTATACAACCAACTATGACCCGGAAGCATCCGCAGGTATTGACAAGTTCTATACCAAGCAGGGTAAGGTGCTGCATCCGAATGGTCTTTCTTTAGCAGTTGATCAGATTGCAAAAGAATCACCGACTTATGCAGAGCTTGGTAAGTCTGCAAACTACAGCCTTAAGTTCAATACAAAGAACGTTAAGATGGGTCTTATCAAGTCCAAGGTTGGTACAGCAGTTGTCTAAGAAAGGGTGATCTGATGATATTAGCAGTTGATGAAGTAATGAAATTACCTGAATTTGCTGTGCAAAGTGAAAAGGTGATTGAAGAAAAACTGAACGCTGCTGAATTTATGATCAGAGCATACACTAATAACAATTTTCAGAATCGGTTTGTTCGATTTACTGCCGATAGTTCGGGTAACAGACTGCTTGGAACGTCAGATTTTTTGAAAGTAGGTGATACAGTTCAGATTTCACAGTCAATGGTGAATGATGGACTGTATACCGTTACTGAAATTGGTGATGATTTCATCAGAGTTAATCAGGAATTGTACAAAAGTACAAACCTGATCACTAAAGTGGAATATCCGGCTGATGTTCGTGCGGGTGTACTTGAATTACTCAAGTGGGACGTTAAGAACAGACCGAAAACCGGGGTCAAATCTGAAACGCTGTCAAGATACAGTGTGACTTACTTTGATCAGGACGCTAACAATCAGGTTATGGGCTATCCTGTTGCCCTACTTGGATTCTTAAAGCCTTATATAAAGGCTAGATTCTGATTATATGAGTGTTGGCGGTAACATTCAAGCATTGTTACAGGTAAAAAAGAACGGTGCTAAAAATGCCATAGGTGAGCGTGTAAACACATGGGTTGATTGTACATCAATCTTAGGTTGGTTGGACTTATCAACAGGTGATTCAAAGCATACAACTTTTTATGCCAAGGTTCAGGAAAGTACACACATTTTCTTGTGTGACTTTACCAACCTCAAGAATCTGTCAACTGATTGGGTTTGGAATCCATTCGGTTTTCTGACAGGTGTGATCGGTAAGACGGATGAACAGGAAACCGTTGATGTGACAAGTGACAATGCAAGAATGGTTGTAAACGGTGAAGTGTATGAAATCCTTCTGATTGATGACCCTATGAATATGCACGATCATTTAGAAATCTATTTAAGATTTATAGGGGGTCAGTAGTAGTATGTCAGTTGAATTTACAGATAACACAGCAAAAATTAAAGCTGCATTATCGGAAGGGGTTATTGGATTCCTTCACGAAGCGGGTGGTGAAATACAGGCACAGACCCAAAGAAACAGCCGGGTTGATACCGGACAAACAAAGGGGTCTTACAAATATATGGTTGATGAAGGAAAAGATGAATCAACTGTTGCTGTAGGTTCAGACCTTGAAAATGCGATTTGGGAAGAATTTGGTACTGGTGAATATGCACTGCATGGTGATGGAAGAAAAGGCGGTTGGGTTTATAAAAGTAAGAAAGACGGTAAATTTTACCATACTTACGGAAAAACACCACGACAACCACTCACGAAAGCATTTCAGAGTGTAGCCCCAAAGATAAAGAAACAGCTTGTAAATGTCATTAAACAGAATTTAGGGGGTTAATTATGGTTGATATGCTTGGTTTTATTTCTGATCAGCTTGATCAACTTGGTATTCCCTATGAATTTGGTGAATGGACAGGTGAAATTAGCTATCCTTACTTTGTCGGTTCGTTCAATGAAACTGAACACAGATTAGAGGACGGATATACAGGCGGTGTGTTTACACTTGATGGTTGGTCAAGGGGGTCAAAATTACCGCTTGCAGAAATAAATGACAAATTAAAAAAAGTATTTGAAGATTTAAGGGCAGTTCAGGAAGGAACTGCTTTTTTTATTACCTATTGGAACGGTTTAATGATTCCAACAGGTGAAGAAGATCTTTTTAGAATTACGATAACACTTAATACAAATGAGTGGAAAGGAGCATAAAAGAATGGGCTTAAAAAAGCATGGTATTACATCTGAAACTATCAAGAATATGATCTTGGGTGCAGGTGTCATTTACAAAAATCTTAAGTATGAGAAATCAGGCAGCGGTTGGACTGGTACACCACTTGGTGCAACTTCCGGTGGTCTTAAGTTCAACTATGAGGCACAGTGGCTTGATGTTGAGGTGGACGGTGCAACGGTGCTGATCAAAGGTGTCAGCAAACAGAAGGTTGGTGAATCTGCCACACTTGAAGGTCAGATGACAGAACTTACAGAAGATATTCTTGTAAGTGCATTACACCTTGTAAAATCCACTTCCGAAGATACAACCTATGTCAAATATGTATCTAAGGAAAACATCACAGAAGCAGATTATCTTGAAAATGTTGCATATGTTGGAACACTTTCAAGCGGTAAAAATGTAATCATTATTTTACCGAATGCACTTTGCACCGAAGCGTTTGAGCTTGAGACCAAAAACGCAACACAGACCACTTTTGCGGTCAAGTTTGAATGCACGGCTGACCTTGAAAACGACAGCTTAAACAAGTTGGATATTGCTATTTACTATCCAAACACTGTTGTGTAGGGGGTGTGAATTATGCGAGTTGTAGTAGTAAGAGAATATACAGACAAGTACACAGGTGAAGGTCATGTGATCGGTGAAAAACTGGATATGACAGAAGAAAGATTTGCAGAAATTCAGGATAAAGGGATGTTCGTGGTTGATATTTCTGATGAAGTGGTGCAGCAGGAAACACCTGCTGAACAGGTAGAAAATCAGGAACAGGAAACAGTGGGTGAACATACTGAACCTGTTGAACATGAAGAAACACCAAAACAGGATAAACCTGCAAGTAGTAGAAGAAACAGAGCGAAAAAAGAAAGTGAGGATAAATAATCATGACAGACTTCAGATTTAAGGATCTAGTAGTTGATAACGTATTTGACTTTTGCGAAATTCTTGCAGTTATCGGAGTAGAACAGGTTATTGGTGCATTTGACAAAGACGAGATTCAGCAGTTGCGGGAATCCGGTACGGATATGAAAGAAGTTGGTATTGTCATTGCTATGAAGGTGTGTGGCATTCTGATTAAGAACATTTCAAAGGCAAGAAATGAAATCTGTAAATTCTTCGCTAACTGCATGGAATGGGACAACGGTACACAAGTTACTGCTGATGATGTGAAGAAATTCAAGCTGAAACAGTTTGTTGTCATGGTGAAAGATTTTGCTAAGAAAGATGATCTTATGGATTTTTTCGAGGGTGTTGCCGAATTAGTGGGTACGGAACAGAACGATTCGACGAATGCTGCAACCGTAGATATGGTAACCCCTACAGCTATTTAGATAAAGCAATCAGCCGGGGGAAATTAGACGCTACGGTTAGAACAGTCCTGAAACAGGACAATGAAGATAAACAGTGGGACTTATACTGTGCAATCACAGCAAACCCACTTGCTGACGATGTTGGAAGTTTTGAAGAATTTAAACAGCAGTTTATGAGTACAGCACCGAAAGGAGAAAACGCTGAACAAACTGAACCAACAATGAACAATGCACAGATTAAGTTACAGGTGGAAAAAGCAAATAAAATTCTGAATGGATTCGTGCCACCGTTGAAAGGGGGTGACTAATCGTTGGATATTTTCTCGTTGGTCGGAAAAATAACGATCAATTACGCTGATGCGGTGAACAACATTGAAAAGGTTTCAAAGTCTGCAAAGGACACAGCTAATAACCTTGGCAAGGTTGATAAATCTGCTGAAAAATCGGAAAAATCAACTAAAGAGCTAGGAAAAAGCACAGCAGACACTGGAAATAAAGTACAGCAGAGTGGAAAGAGTTATGAAAATTGGAGACGTGTAATCTCTAGTACTAATTCCGTTGTTGATAAAGCCGGAGAAAAGTGTGGAAAAATTGGTGAGAAGATTTTAGAAAGTGGAAATGAAACAGAAAAATCCGGTTCTAAAATTATTTCTATTTTCAAAAAAATTAGTTCTACAATAGTATCCTCTTTTAAGCACGAGCCAATAGAAAAAGTTGGAACATCACTTAAGGGACTTAGTGAGACTGTTACTAAGCAGGAAACGCAATTAGATGCGTTAAAAAAGAAATACCAAGATTTATACCTTTCACAAGGTAAGAATTCAGACGAAGCAAAAGCATGTGCTAAGGAAATTGAAAAATTATCTACTGAATTACAAGATAATAAAGAAAAGTTATCTACGGCAAGTGATGCAGCGGATAAGTTCGATAAATCAATGCAGGATGTAGAAGAATCTACAGAAAAGGCAAACGATGGTTTTACTATATGGAAGGGTACACTTGCAAACTTAGCATCTACAGCTATTACTAAGGTCATATCAGGGTGTACACAGTTAGCTGAAAAAATAACAGATGTGACAAAATCAGCGGTTAGTCACTATGCTGAATATGAACAGTTAGTTGGCGGTGTTGAAACATTATTCAAAGACAGTTCCGGTAAACTGATCGGATATGCTGAAAAGGCATATAAGACAGCCGGGATGAGTTCAAATCAGTACATGGACACAGCAACGTCATTTGCTGCTTCACTGATTCAGGGTCTTGGCGGTGATACTGCAAAAGCGGTTGAACTGACCAACCTTGCTATCACTGATATGTCAGATAATGCTAACAAGATGGGTACTGACATAGGTTCTATACAGGACGCTTATCAGGGTTTTGCAAAGCAAAACTACACAATGTTGGATAACCTGAAACTTGGTTATGGTGGTACACAGTCTGAAATGATCAGGTTGATCAATGATTCAGGTGTGCTTGGTGAAAAGATTGATAGTTTGGATAACGTAACGTTTGACCAAATGATCGAAGCTATTCACAAAGTTCAGGATAACTTAGGTGTGACCGGAACAACAGCAGCTGAAGCGGGTACTACAATATCAGGTTCGTGGAGTTCAGTACAGGCATTGTTTGAAAATATCCTTACAAAAGTAGGTTCAAAACTTGCACCTACTGTTATGGGATTTTTACAGCAGCTGTCAAACTGGATGGAAACTGTTGATTGGGATGCGTTTGCAACGTCTGTCGGTGATGCCCTGCAAAGGGTATTTGACTGGATTCAAAAAATTGATTTTACAACATTCTTTGAAAAAGGAATGGACGGTGTTGAAAACTTCCTTGAAAAACTAGGCGGTCTTATTGAAGATGTGCCTAAGATCATCCAAACGTTCAAGGATTGGTCACCACTGATAGCCGGAGTTGCTGCCGGATTCGTAACCTTAAAGGTTGCAATGGCGATATCATCGTTGATTAGTGCAGTGAGTACAGCAATCGGAATTTTAACAGGTGTGGAAGAAACTGCAACAGTAGCACAAACCGGATTGAATGCAGCAATGGATGCAAACCCTGCTGTATTTATTATATCAATTATAGCCGGGCTTGTGGCTGCACTGATCACATTATGGGAGACCAATGATGGATTCAGAGAAGCAGTTACAGCTATATGGGATTCAGTAAAAGAAGCTTTTTCAAATTTAGCTGAATCCATTGGTGAAAAAATTGAATCAATTAAGAATTTTTTTGGAAACTTGAAAGATGCTGCATCAGAGAAGTTTTCGGCAATGAAAGAAGTTGTTTCAGAGAAGTTTTCACAGATCAAGGGAAGGTACTATAATGCAGGCCGCAAAAGATACGGTGTCTGAAAAACTACAAAACATGAAAACTGCATATGCTGAACATGGCGGTGGAATCAATGGAATTGCAGCAGCAGCAATGGAAGGTGTAAAAGGGTATTACTCAGCCGGGTACACATTCATTGACAATCTGACAGGTGGTAAACTTTCAGCAATAGCCGATAAATTCAAGTCAAAAATGTCAGACGCAAAACAGGCAGTTTTGAACAAGATATCAGAGATTAAAAATTCATTTTCAAGTGGTCTTGGTAATGCCTATTCGACAGTTACCAATATACTTGGAAATATTAAGAATAAGTTCAGCAGTATCCTTGAAGGTGCAAAGAACATTGTAAGTAACGCTATAAACAGAATTAAAAGTTTCTTCAATTTTTCGTGGTCATTACCAAAACTCAAATTACCACATATTTCAATCAGTGGTTCTTTCAGTATCAATCCACCATCTGTTCCATCATTTGGTATTGAATGGTACAAGAAAGCGATGGACGATGGTATGATCATGAATCAGCCGACTATTTTCGGTTACAACGCTAAGTCAAATCAGTTCTTGGCAGGTGGTGAAGCCGGAAGTGAAACGGTTGTCGGAACACAAAGCCTTATGGATATGATCAACTCCGCAGTTCAGGATTCAGATAATGATTTAGAATCAGCGGAAGTATTAAAGATGATATATGCATGGATGAAGAACGGTGGATTAAGAGAACTTATGATTGATGTATTAACAAATTATGTTGAATTTGATGTAGAGGGGCGTGAAGTTGCGAGGTTGGTGAGAAAATATGCTTAATAAAGCCACTTACACAAACCACCTGAACCAGACTATAGAGTTTGGTTCAGGTGGAATTTTCTTAAATGACAGCGAGTTCTATGATTATGAGTGGTTATATGATAGTGACTATGATGAAATTACAAATTTTCATAAGGGCGTTACAAAGAAAAATGCTACAATTATTATTGCGGCAAACGAAGAAGAAGGTTTGAACATAAGAAACCGTATATATGAGGTCTTTGAGCGTGATATTCTCGCAGAAACACCGGGGAAACTGGAAATAAACGGATATTATACATCCTGTTATTTCAATGCGTCCAAGAAATCTAACTATTATTATTGCAATGGATATATGGTTCTTACGGTGAATATTATTTCTGATTCGTCGGACTGGATTACAGAAAAAGAATTCATGTTTTTGAAGAATGATGCAACACAGGATGACAAGAAAAAAGAGTACGAATATTCTTATCCATATACCTATTCTTCTTATGTGCAGAGCAGCAGCGTTGTTAATCCGTTTTTTGTGGAAAGCGATTTTCGATTAAGAATTTACGGTGATGTGACAAACCCTTCTATTACAATCGGCAGTCATGTGTATCAAATGAATACATCAATAGAGAAAGGGCAGAGAGTTGAAATTGATTCCAATAAAAGGACAATTAAACTGATAAAACAGAATGGAAGCATAGAAAATCGTTTTTGGGAAGCAGATAAAAAATCATATATTTTTGAAAAAATTCCTACAGGTGAAAATGCCGTGCAATATGACGGTACTTTTGGATTTGATTTAATACTTTTGGATAGAAGGAGTGAACCGGGATGGTAATATATACAGATTCAAGCGGATTACCGCAAGGTGAGCTACATAAGTATTCAATAGATTTGGATATTGGAAAAGATAATGATTTTCAGATCGGTATGAATTTAAAGAATCATTGCATGTCTCACGGCAGTATATGGTATGTAGAAAATACAGAATACGGTGGTATTGTCGATGATGTGAAAATAGATACCAAGAAGAACAAGGTCTATTATTCTGGTCGTGCTTTCAGGGGGATACTCGAAAAGAAAATCATTGAGCCTGAGAGTGGTCAGGACTATTATATAGTATCCGGTGATGCGAATAGAATACTGGAACAACTTATAGAAAAGGTCGGATTATCTGACCTTTTTATTGTGCCTGCAGATGATGCAGGTATAAAAATATCAAGTAACCAATTTGAACGGTATACAGACATGTATGCGGGTATCAAAAAGATGTTATCAAATGTCGATGCCAAGCTTGTGTGTACGGTTACTAGAGATGCGAAAGTACAAATTAGTGCTACCAAAATAGAGGATCTATCCGAAAAATATGAATACTCTGATGATTATGGTATGCAAGTTATTTTCGAGCAGAATCGAGGTGGTGTAAATCATCTGATCTGTCTCGGCGGTGGAGAGCTTGCGGAACGTACCGTGATACATCTATACGCAGATAGTTCTGGTAACATAGTTGATGCCCCATATTATACAGGCAGGTCTGAAATAACAGAGATATATGATTATGGAAATGTGGAGTCTGATGAAGAACTTAGGAGCCAGGGCGTTGAAAAGTTGAAAGAATTGAAAAATAGCGATTCTCTTACAGCGCAATTTGACAGACTAGATGTTGACATAGGAGATATTGTCGGTGGAAAAAACAGACAGACAGGCGTGGCGATGAAGGAAATCATAAATAGTGAAATTGTAAAAATTGAAAACGATAGATATACAGTAACGTATAAGGTTGGTGATTAAGATGGCAATTAATTTGAATACAGGAAACGGTATTGAGGTTTCGGCTGCAGCTGATGGATCGTTATACAGAGATATATTCGGCAGCGATTTTTACGTGCTTGAAGCAGGGAATCAATTTAAAGCGGAAATTGTATCAAGTACATCGATAAGAATAGCAGATGGCGATGCATTACTACAGGGGAGACACGTCTGGACAAAAGTGAATGACAGTACAACTTTAAATTTTGAACCAGCAGGACAAGGGAAAAAGCGTACCGATCACGTATTTATAAAATATACAAATGATTCTGGTGTGGAAAAAGTAGAATTTGAAATTATAAAAGGGAAGACGGTAGCTCTTGGCGAAAATTACAACGACGAAATTCGGTGGACAAATGACTCTATATACTATGGTGGAAAACAATATAAAGGACATCTGTTATTTGTGCACATAAATGGACTAAGTATAGAAGAAGTCATACGGGGTACATCTATTCAACCAAGTATAGATACGATATTGGATAGAATAAAAAACGTAGAAAAAAGCCTGAATAATTTGAATGCAAAAATGAATTTTCGATGCGTAACAAAATGTGGAACTATTGTCGTCAAAATTCCAACAAACTCAAACAGTGTAGAGGTTTTTTCGGATTCTGATATAAATAATCTTCTTGGAATTACGGGTGCTTCTAATGCAAATACAGCAGTAAGTTTTGCAAACGGTGACGGTCAGATGACACTGCATCTTGATGGAGCTACATATCTGAATGGATCATGGTATGCGACTTTTAACGGACTTACAACGGAAGAAACCATGTGTCGTGTGAATTACATTATTGCTTACGGTGGGACATCCAGTGCTGGTGGAACAGTTGTTACACAGTCAAAAACAATCTCACCTAGTGTGAATGAACAGGTAATAAGACCGGATGACGGATATGATGCATTATCCGAAGTGATTGTAAAAGAGATCCCGTATAAAGAAAGCACACAATCGGGTGCGACAACTGTACAGATCGGTTAGGAGGTGAGAATGTGGGAGTTAACAAAGTGAATTATGGCGCAAAGACGGTCATCGACCTGTCCAAAGACACCGTAACTGCAAGCAAATTACTGAAAGGTGTTACAGCGCACGATAAGAACGGCGATCAGATTACAGGCACTTATGAAGCGGGCACTTCTGGCGGTGGCACCGACACATCCGATGCAACGGCTGTAGCAAGCAATATCTTAGAAGAAAAGACTGCCTATATAGCGTCTGGAAAAGTAACTGGTACTATGCAAAACCGTGGAGCGACGGCTGGTACAATCTCCAAGAAGACAGGAGCATATATCATCCCGGAAGGCTACCATAACGGTGATGGATCCGTAACAATTGCAGAAGCCGAAAGAGAAAAAATTGTGCCTGAAAATATTAAAAATGGAATAACATTGCTTGGTGTATCTGGAACGTATACTGGCGATGGAACAGGTGGCACAGAGGTAGATAAAACTGGAAAAGGCGAATATCTCTGGGCAAAGTACACGGAATTGATTGGATGGGTAAAAACATCTGAAGATGTTGGAAAAGATAGACCATCCGGATATTCCACAACGGAATACACGGGAGCAACAATTACAGAAGACGGATATTATAAATTAGATAATAGCATTGGAATAAATAAATATTATCTTCCGACAGGGGCAACAAACGGAAAAACAAAGAGCGTGTTATACAGGCCGTATGGATACAGAACAGATTATTACATATTAACATTAAGCAATGAAAAAGGAGCAACTGGTAAGAAAGGGACAGATCTACTCGGTTACATATCCAGTGATTCTTCCGACTCTTACCCGAATGCTGGTGTACAGGATGGTGTGTATTACCTTGCGGTGACTGCACCGGATGTCAATGTGACTGCAAGTAAGATGCTTGCAAATACTGTGGCTTGCGGTCCCGATGGAAAAGTGACTGGAACGATTAAGAGTTTGGCGGCGCAGACCATAACTCCGGGAACGGAAGACCAAAAGATTGTTTCCGGAAGATATCTGTCTGGTGACCAGACCATTAAAGGAGATGCAAATCTCTTGGCAGAAAATATTAAGGAAGGTGTAGAACTTTTTGGAATCACAGGAACATACACAGGAGGTGATACAGTGAATCCGTATAAAGGCAAGACAATCGTAGGATTCGGCGACAGTGTATTCGCTGGCTGGGGATGGAAAGAGGGAACTGGAATTATTCAGCCGTTAAAAGAAAAATATCCAGATGCTACGTGGATTAATAAAGCTGAGTCGGGAGCTAACATGGCTGTGACATCCAGTCCAGCACATACACCGATTGTTAATCAGATTACATCGTATACGGGTGCTGCGGATGCAATTATTCTGGATGGTGGCGTGAACGATAAGAATAATGGTATCTCGATCGGCTCTATCACGGCTGGCTATGATGCAACCTATGATACCAGTACATTCTGTGGAGCATTGGAAAGCTCATTACAGTACATCATGGACAGGTATCCATTAGCCGTAAAATTGTACATTATTCCGCATAGTTTTGGTAAGGACAATTCGTTCTTGGATTCCATCTACGAAAAGGCAATCGAGATCTGTAAGAAGTGGAATATGCCATACTTAGATATGCGTGTCTATTCTCAGATTGCCATGACGTCTGCAAATAAAGACAAATACACCTATAACCCGAACAGCAAGAAGGGAGATGGTGTACATCCGAACGAGACATGGTATCGTACATTCTACTGTCCGGTAATCGACCAGGCATTACAGAATCAGGGCATCGGTTCAATATCCGCTTCCGAAGCACCAGAGGTCGCTGCGGTCACAGGTGTTAAGCTCGACCAGACGACATTAACACTGGATGCCGGGGATTCTGCACAGCTTACGGCTACGGTACAGCCAACCAACGCAACCAATAAGAGTGTTACTTGGAGTGCTAATAACTCCAATGTATCCGTGTCTGGTGGAAAGGTGACTGCCAAGACAGCTGGTTCTTCGGTCGTAACTGTAACAACCGCAGATGGTGGATACACGGCACAGTGTAACGTTACGGTTAACGAGAGCACAGCGACAGACCATACAGAGCTTGCGAGCCTGAGTCTGGACGGTAATTGTTATTTTGACACGGAGATTATGCCGGACGAAAATACCAACACAAAAGCGAAATGGAACTTACAGAGCGGAACTACATACATTGCTGGGGCACGTGACGATAACTATAAGTTCGGATATACCTGCACAGATAACTTTTATGCAGTGCGTGGAACAGTAAATAGTTCGGCAAAACCGGCAAACTATTGGAACGGAGACTGGATTATTAACCAGACGGGCGTAAGTTATCAATTTGGGGATACAACTGTAGCCACAGATGCGATAGATTCATTCGCACTTACAAGTCCGTATTATCTGGGAAATATGAGCAAGAACGGAGCACCAGCTGGAACAGGCGTGACAGGCAAGATCTACTATGCACAGATCTATTCTGGGGATACCTTACAGGCAGATATGATTCCGGTCAAGAAATCTGATGGAACACTTTGCTTGTATGATAAGGTCAGAAAGAAATATATCTATAAATCAGGAAACGGAACTGTTACTGAGCTAAAATAAATGACTTAATTATGTATATTGTTTACGTGATATTATATTTATTAAACGAACGCAATAAAATACATAGTTGCGTTGGCACAAAAGAAGTTGATAGAAAAAGTAATAACTAAAGCGGACTTTAATTAGTCAGAAAATTTCGGGGGTATAATCCAAGTTAAAAACAGTGCAAAGATGAATATCCGAAAGAGTAGAGGTGATCATATGGAGATACGTGCAAGGCCGAGAGGTCTTATTTTGATACCATAAAATTCAAGAATCGAGGTACATAGAGTGTATGTAGACGTAAACACAATCATTATGGCCGGAAGTCTTTTGACAGCCGTAGTGGTTATTTTTTCTGCTATTTTTGCGGTGTGCAAGTGGTACTTAAAGCAGAATCAGCAGGACGTAGAAATTAAAAGAGTAAAGTCAGAACAATGCTTGCTGACTTATGGAATTCTCGCTTGCTTGAAAGGACTTAAGGAGCAGGGGTGCAATGGTCCAGTAACTGAGGCAATAGACAAGATTGAGAAGCATATAAATAAGCAAGCGCATGATCAGGAGGATTAGATGATATGGATATTACAACATTAGGAACAGTAGTTGGAATCGTAGCAATCTGCTATGTGATTGGACTTGGCTGTAAGGCTTATGAGAAAATTCCGGACAAATGGATTCCGGTCATCATGGCTGTATGTGGCGGAGCTCTGGGCATTGCCGGACTATACACAATGCCGGATTTTCCGGCCGGAGATGTGATTAATGCAATTGCGGTCGGAATGGCGAGTGGGTTGGCAGCGACAGGAGTAAATCAGTTGTATAAACAGCAGTGTAAGTAGAGGGCGAGTAATCGTCCTCTTACATATTATGTAGTGTGCGACATCGCACAGGAAGGAGCAAAATATGGCACATTTATTTTTAATCGCCGGACACGGAGCAGGAGATTCTGGAGCAGTGGGATACGGATTCACGGAGGCAGAAAGAGTAAGAGCACTTGCGAGCAGAATCGTAGCATACGGAGGAAGCAATGTTACACTTGGAGATACGAGCAGAAATTGGTATGCAGACAGAGGGATCACGTCACTCAACATCCCGAAGGACTGGCAGATTTTAGAACTGCACATGGACAGCGGATCAGCATCGGCGAAGGGTGGTCATGTAATTATTAAGCAAGGATATAACCCAGATCAGTATGATACTGCGCTTGCCAATTTCATTGGCTCATTCTTCCCGGGACGCGCAAACAAGATCGTAGGACGTGCAAATCTTGCTAATGTAAACAGATCAGCAACGAAAGGATATAGCTACAGATTATTAGAAAATGGGTTTATATCCAATAAAGACGATCTTACAAAATTCAACAACCAGATTGACGAACTTGCAAGAGGAATCTTAAGTGCATTCGGAATCGGCGCACTTGCACCAGTGCAAGCGTCCGCACCAGCGAAAAAGCCAGAACCGATCGACGGATATATTACTTCTGGTGGAGTGTTCCAGGACAAAAAAGACGTCTTTGGCACAGTATCATATCAGGTACACGCAAGAGATATCGGCTGGTGTAACTGGCAGAGTGACGGCAGGCTGGCTGGATCTACCGGACAGAACAGACGTATCGAGGCGTTCCGAATGATTCCGGTCGGTGAAACGGACGTAACGGTTCATATCAAAGACATCGGCAACAAGGAATATAAGAACATTACGAAAGATACTATCCTCGGAACGACAGGCCAGGATAAACGTATCGAATCTATTAAGATTACAGGAAAAGACACATGCTATCTGTATCGTGTACAGCAGAAGAATGTTGGTTGGTCCGACTGGATGAGTAACGGACAGTGGGCTGGCGCACAGGGCAAGAGTCTGCAGATCGAAGCAATCGAAATCAAGAAAGCTATGTTTACCGTAAATCCACATGTTCAGGAAAGAGGCTGGCTTGGAGATCGTGCAGCAGAAACAGTAATCGGTATTACCGGCCACAACCTAAGATTGGAAGCCTTTAAGATTAATCCGACTGGAATGAAAATCAAGGCGAAAGCTCATATCCAGGACAAAGGTTGGGTAGATTACGGTCAGATCACAAAGGACACTGTGATCGGAACTGTTGGCGAAGGTAAACGTTTAGAATGTCTGTCATTTGAAGGTGACTTTGAATATAGAGTCCATATTCAGGATACCGGTTGGAGTAACTGGACGAAAGCGGATGGGGTAGCTACGATGGGAACCATTGGCCAGGCATTAAGAATTGAAGCTATTCAGTTTAGATAAACGGATAGTTGAGAAGCTATTGCAAAAGAAGTCATTCGGGGTGACTGGGGTAATGGTCAAGAACGAATTGACCGCCTGAAAGCAGCAGGTTACAGTCCTACAGCTGTACAGAAAAGGGTCAACGAATTAGTATAACAGATGGTTCAGTGGTGGCATTGCCACCGACTTGCCACCATTACAGACATACAACACAAGAATGTACAAGGCGGTAAAGTCTGAACTATTTAAAAATACTTGATTTTATAGGCTATTTGAGAATGTACAAAGCTGTACAAGGATTTAAAAACAGAACACTTAACAAACTTATCACGTCGAGACGGTAGTTCTTTTATCCCACAAAAAAGCCGACAGTTATATCCACATTGATG